TTTGAACATTTACCATGCAAACAAAGGCGAAGGGATACCAAGACATGAACACGCTTATTCGCATTTGACTATTTGCATGGCTGGTTCAATGATTGCACGCAAAGAAGGCAGAGAGTTGGTAATGGACAAAACAACGCAACCAGTTAATTTGGTTGCAAGCGAATGGCATGAATTGGAAGCCTTGGAAGATGGAACAGTTTTTGTGAATGTTTTTGCTGAAGGCAAATATTAATACGACACCATAAACATGATTCGTAAGCAAGCGAGGTTGCTACTTACGGCACAACCTGAGAACAGGGAATCGACATGGCAGTTTTTAATCAAAATACGCTTACGCAAGTTAGCGGTTTCAACAATCCAATCATTGCTGGCGAATTAGTTTGGCAGCAACAAACGTATTGGAATCTGGCAATCAAAGCGTCTGACGGTACAACCCCCATTGATTTGACAGGCGCAACAATCACAGCGCAAATCATTCGGCGTGAGGTGTCAAACATCACCGATACGCGAAATGGTTTGTCTTTTGACATTGAGAATTACACGCCTACACCATCACCAGTTACGTTGACCACAACAAATTTGTCTGCGTCAACGGGGCAATTTACATTAGTGATCGATGATTCTGCTTGGTCGCTTATTGCAACTGACCCTGAGTTGGACATTAACGCGCAAGATTGCGTGGGGTTTTCTGGTCGAATCAAAATCAGTTTTGCTGCCAGCGGTTCAAACCCTGCTAATGATTACATTATTTTCTTGTTGTTTTTGGTTCGCTCTGACGGCATCGTGGTGAACTAACATGGCAGACATTACCGTACAAGTTGTTGACCAAAACAACGTGGAAATCACGGTTGTGCCACCAGCACGACAAACAATTAACCTCACAACGCCACCAAACAACAACATCAACATTGATCGTGGTTTGATTGGTCAAAGCGGTTTTAGTGGCTATTCTGGATTTAGCGGTTACAGCGGAGCAGGTGTGTCTGGAACATCAGGCAAAAGCGGTTTTAGCGGCTATTCGGGCTTCAGCGGTTATTCTGGTTCAGGTTTAAGCGGTTTTTCTGGCGCATCTGGGTTTAGCGGATACAGCGGATTTTCTGGAATTAGCGGATTTTCTGGGTCAGGCGTTTCAGGCTATTCAGGTTATTCAGGCATAAGCGGATACAGCGGTTTTTCTGGCATTTCTGGATACAGCGGCAGCGGTGTTTCTGGATATTCTGGATTTAGTGGATACAGCGGTCAACAAGGCACATCCATCAACATCAAAGGCACAGTAGCAACACCTGCTAATTTGCCAGCTACGGGTAACAATCCTAATGATGCCTACATTGTTTCTTCAAATGGCGATTTATATGTTTGGGAAAGTTCAGCATGGGCAAACGTTGGGCAAATTGTCGGTCCTGCTGGTCAAAGCGGTATTTCTGGGTTTAGTGGTTATTCTGGGATTAGCGGCTATTCTGGTGCTTCTGGCATTTCAGGCTTTAGCGGCATTAGCGGCTTTAGCGGGTCGGGGGTTTCTGGATTTAGTGGTTATTCTGGGTTTTCTGGCATCAGCGGTTACAGCGGTTCTGGCGTTTCTGGTTGGTCAGGATATTCGGGTTATTCTGGAATTTCTGGATTTTCTGGGTCTGGCGTAAGCGGTTATTCTGGATACAGCGGATACAGCGGAAGCGGCGTTTCTGGTTATAGCGGCTATTCTGGAATTTCTGGTTATTCTGGTTCTGGTGTGTCGGGATACAGCGGCTATTCTGGCTGGTCTGGCATCAGTGGGTTTAGTGGCATTAGCGGTTATTCGGGCAGCGGCGTAAGCGGTTACTCTGGATACAGCGGGTTTTCAGGCTCTGGTGTATCTGGTTATTCTGGTTATAGCGGTTCAGGCGTTAGCGGTTATAGCGGATATTCTGGTATTTCTGGTTGGTCTGGTATCAGCGGATTTTCTGGATTTAGCGGTCAAAATGGTGGCGGCGGTGTTTTAGGTTTTTATGGCGCATTTCAAGACGTTACAAACCAAACAGCATCAAGCACAACCACAGCTTACGTTGTCAACATTGGCGTGACTGATGAAGCCAACGGTGTGTCGATTGTTTCTGGCAACAGAATTACATTTGCAAACGCTGGAACGTATAACATTGAATATTCAATTCAATTTGTTAATTCCGATTCCAACAGCGATAACGTTGACGTATGGTTGCGTAAAAACGGCACAGACGTTGCAGACAGTAACAGCATTTACAACATTCCGGGCACTTCACACGGTGGTTCTGGCGCATTGATTGCGGCTGTAAATTACGTTTTGACTGTTGCGGCTGGCGATTATTTGCAATTGGCTTGGGCTGTGAGCAGCACCACAATTTCAATTGCAACTATTGCGGCTCAAACAGGTCCAACCGTACCAAGAACTCCGGGCGTCATTGTTACCGCAACCCAAGTGATGTATACCCAAAGCGGGTACAGCGGCATTAGCGGTTATAGCGGATTTAGTGGAACAAACGGCACAAATGGCGCATCAGGAATTAGCGGTTATAGCGGTTATTCTGGAAGCGGAATTTCTGGTTATAGTGGTTATTCAGGATATAGCGGAAGTGGAATTAGTGGATACAGCGGATATTCTGGCGCACAAGGCATACAAGGTTTGTCTGGGTATTCAGGTTATTCAGGCATAAACGGTTCTACTGGTGCATCTGGTTATTCAGGCTATTCTGGAAGCGGTGTAAGTGGTTACAGCGGATATTCAGGCTATTCAGGCAGCGGTTTGTCTGGTTATTCTGGATTTTCTGGTTACAGCGGTGCAGGTTCAGGATTGATGACCTATGATTCTTTTACCGCTACTGCATCACAAACATCGTTTTCAACTTCGTTGTCGTACACATCAGGAAAAATTGAAGTGTATGTGAACGGCGTTAAAATGGTTAACGGCACAGATGTAACGGTGACAAGCGGCACGGCAGTTGTTTTTGGAACTGGTTTAGCAGTGAACACAAGGGTCGATTGCGTTTATCCTCACTAATACAACATGACACACAACAAAACACTATACGGTTTGAACATTGAAACCCAATGGGAACAAATCCTAGAATTGCACGTTTTGGCACTTGCCAAAGAACACAAACCCGATTGGTACAGGTGGCGCTTAACCAATAATTTTGAACGGGCTGTGTTCTTGAATGGCGACCCTGTTTTGCCGCGAGAAACAACTCGATATTTGTGGGCAAATCAAAATTTGTTGGGTGAATCAATTTTTGAAATTGGTTGTTCAACTGGATTTGGAAGTCAATTTTTGCCCAACAATGTCAATTACCTTGGCATTGATTACGACCCGTTAATCATCAACGTGGCAAAAGATCAGCGTTGGGGACAAAACAGACATTTCCAATGCGCTGACATCAACAACTTCAACATTCCTGATTGCGACACCATCATTGCGTTTGAAGTGATTGAACATTTAGACAATGGTTTGGAATTGATTGACGCATTGCAAAAAAAATGCAAACGTCTTTTGTTGACTGTGCCTTGGAAAGAGCCAAAAGGGTTTTGGGGTGAGCATCACAAATTGCATGATTTGGATGAATCGCTTTTTCCTGATTTCAAAATCAGTTACATCAATGAAAACGGTTATGTCAGTGAAGTTGTTGAGCCAATAAGCGCAACCAACAAATGCAATCTCATGTTGTTAAGGTGGGATTGTGTCTAAAGTTCTTTGTTCAATATCTACTCGGGGTAGATACTTCACAACTTTGCCGCTGGCGCTGCAAGCAATCATTAATCAAACACGACCTGTTGACAAGTTGGTGGTGTTTGACGACAACGATGACCCGCAGGATATGCGAAAAGAATTGGCGTATTCCTATTTTTTCCAAATGCTTGACATCAAAGGCATTAAATGGGAATGGTTGTATGCTGGCAAAAAAGGTCAACATCACAATCATCAAATTGCTAATACGATGGGTTATGAATGGGTATGGCGCGTTGATGACGATGCCATACCAGAGCCAAACGTGCTTGCAGATTTGTTGCGCTGGACACGTTTAAGCAACATTGGCGCAGTGGGTGGTTCAATACTCACGCCACCTTATTTGCCAGACACCAGCAAGTCAACGGGCAAAATCCAAGACATTGACAACGAGCCAAACATTCAATGGAATGTAATTTCCGATACCAAAGAAGTTGACCATCTGCATTGTTCGTTTCTTTATCGCGCTGGCGTTGTTGATTACAACACGGGTTTGTCGCGGGTGGCGCATCGTGAAGAAACTTTGTTCACTTATGCGTTGAAATGCAAAGGGTACAGAATCCTTGCCGTGCCTGATGCTGTGACTTGGCACATGAAAAACCCACAAGGCGGGATTCGTTCGGAAACACAAGCATCATTGTATGAACACGATGAACGCATTTTCCGCAACATTATTGGCAATCAAGAAAAAACAATTGTTGTTTTGAATTGCGGCATGGGCGACCATGTAGTGTTTAGCCATGTGCTGCCTGAAATAAAAAATCCTGTTGTGTTTAGTTGTTACCCTGAAATTGTTGAAGGCAGACCAATTGCCGAGGCGCAAGCATTGTTTGGCGACATTGACAGGTTTAATGTGTACAAAAAAATGCACCAATGGGGTTGGGTTGATACGTTAGAAAACGCATATCGAAAGCTGTATTTATGATTTTGATTGCTCCATACGCTCAAAAATTGGTCAACGGTGAGCGCAACCCAAAAAATTACCCGTTTTGGCAAGAAGTCATTGCTGGAATTACTGAGCCAATCATTCAAGTTGGTGTTGAAGGCGAACAACAACTTGTGCCTGATTTCCAAAAAAACTTAAAAATCAAGGATTTACGGGCATTAATTAAAGAATGTCGGATTTGGATTTCATGCGATTCTTTTTTACAGCACCTTGCTTGGGATGAGGGCAAACGTGGCATTGTGCTTTGGTCGGTGTCAGACCCATTGATTTATGGACATGACGAAAACATCAATTTGCTTAAAGACCGAGCAAATTTAGCGGAAAATCAATTTCTATGGTGGGATTCAGTAGCGTATGATTCCAAAAAATTTGTTGAAGCAACCGAAGTTTTAAAACACCTTTTAATGCCATGACCACCATAGACAAAACCGATGCCCGTTTATCCACCCATGAGGAAGTTTGCGCTTTGCGTTATGAAGTGATTAACGCAAGATTGAAGCGAATGGAGCAAATTATGATTACATCAGCAGGTTTGATGATTTGCAGCATGGCAAGTGTATTGTTTGCTTTTTTAGCGCACACAAAATAATGTGGAACTGTTCTCTCTCCTGCTCATGGCGCAAAGCGCAGTTGCTGCGATCAGAACTGGTTGCCAAATGCTTTCAGAAGGCAAAGCAGAGATTGATAAATTCAAGAAACAAGTCGAAGGCGGTGTAAAAGATGCCAAAGCTATTTACAAAGAAGTCACAGGCATTTGGGATTGGGTCAAATCATTGTTTGGTGTTAAGCCTGTTGCCGTGGAAAAAGCGGCAGCAAGTGTTGTGGTTAGTGAAAAACCTAAAACCACAAAACGCCAACCTGAACTGAGTTATGAAGAATACAAAGCCAAAGCAGTTCACGACATTTTTGAGCAACTGAAAATTTATTTTGATGTGTTGCGCCAGCTTAAAGAGCATTGTTTGGAATTGGAATCTCAAAGCAGCACGACTGAAAAGGTTGCCGACAATGCCATTGATTTGATTGAGATTCGCTGGCAAATGCGTGAAATGATGGTGCAAGTCAGGGAAGCAATGTCATGGACACCTGAAAGTTTGGGCTTGCAGGATTTGTACAGGCAGTTTTTAGAAACATACGATGACATACTAGAACAACAAGAGTTTGCACGGCAAATCAAACGCAGACAGGAAGTTGACGCAAAATGGCAACGCGAATTGCTCAAAAACCACAGAATAGACCGAGCAGTTCAAGTGGCAACGGTGCTAATTCTGGTTCTATGGATGTGGGGTCTGCTGCTATCGCTCAGATGGCGCGAGATGACACCCGATGGTTTGTTGTTGGGGTAGTTGTTTTGTCATGTGCTTTGTTTTTAATCTTGCCTGTTGGTGTTTTAATTTGGGTGGACAACCAAAAACGCCTTGGTGCTGTGGAAAGACGCATTGACCGTAAGATACAGCGACTTGAAAAGCTGGAAAAAGAACTGCAAGAGCAAAAGGAAAAATGATGCGCTGGTGGCTTTTTTTGATTGCTTGTTTGGTGTTTATTTATCATTCAGAGGATGATTACAGATACCCATGCCAAAACCCTGAGAATTGGAGTAACGATGAGTGCAAACCGCCAACCTGTCACGCAAACCAATCTTGCCCTGAATATTTTGAAAAAGATGGTCTCCAAAGATATAACGCAAGAACAACAAATTACCAGCGATAGATCATTTGTTATTCGGTGTTTAGCAGTTGGTATTTTGTTTATTGTGATTATTTTTGGATATTCAGTGGTCAAAGAAGCGCAACCATTGTTTTCCGAATCGCCAACTGACAAAGCAATCATTGCAGTTTTATCATTGATTTTGGGACAAGCAATTCAAATCATTGCCAATTACCTTAACAGTTCTAAACCATTGTTACCAACAACGCCATGCCCACCATCGTTGCCTGTTTCAACTTTGAACACGCCGACAACCACAATTAACACAATACCTAAACCAATCACGCCTGTTGCACCTGTTGCGTCAGTCACAACAACTGCATCAAAATCAAATAGGATTGCTGACGATGATTAACCCATACCTAATTCTTGGCGCATTGGCGCTATGCGTGGCGGCTTTCTTTGAAGGCATCCATTACAAATCATTGGAAGATCAAGCGGAAATTGCTAAACTTAATGAGCAAGCCCGACAAATTGAACAACAACGGGTGCAAGACGCAAACAATCACGCAACTAAACTAAGGCAAGCAAATGCAAAAGCTGACCAGCAAATTACTAAACTCAAGTCTGACGTTGCTTCTGGCGAGTTGCGGCTCAGTATCAGTGCCGTACAAGCCACCAGCAATCCCGCCTCTGCCACCAGAGTTGGGAGCGAAACAAGATGCGACATTGACCCAACGGCTGCTCAATCTATTGTCACCATCGCAGCAGACGGGGACAAAGCAATCCGACAATTGAACGAATTGATTGATTTTTACAACCAACTGAAAGGGTCAAAATGATTGAAAATTGGCAAACCTGTTTTAACCATGTGATGCAAAGTGAAGGCGGCTATGTTTGGGACAAAGACGATGCTGGCGGTGAAACCAATCACGGCGTGACCAAAGCAGCATGGGCAGCATACATTGGCAGACCTGTACATGATGGTGAAATGAAAGAGTTGACGCTGGAAGAAGTAGAGCCGTTTTACAAATCACGATATTGGGATGTGAACAAATGCGATGAATTACCCACTGGCGTTGATTATGTTGTGTTTGATTTTGGCGTAAATGCTGGCGTAAAACGTGCAGCTAAATTTTTGCAACAAGCCCTTGGAATTACTGCCGATGGTTCAATTGGCGAAGGCACGATTGAAGCTGCAAGAAACGTCAATACGCAAGAATTGATTGGCGCTTTTAGCCAAGTCAAAGATCAGTTTTATCGTGAACTGGTGCAAAAAAATCCCCATGACGAAAAATTCCTTCATGGGTGGTTGAATCGTGTTGCATCAGTGCAAAACACGGCAGATCAGATGGTTTAATCACAAAGGGATTCAATTACCACCCAAACAGCAATTGCAACGGCGGTAAAGAATCCTGCTCCAAAAAACAGGATTGTGCAAAGCATGAGGATGTTGTAAATATCGTCATCCATTGTTTTTCTCTTTGAGTTTGTCTGCAACTGCCCATATTGAGCCTAAAGTTAGCGAACGGTTTTCACGCAAAAGTGTTTCTAATTCTTCGCAAGTCAGGTCTACCCATTCGCGGTGTTGTGGTGTGGTGTAGAGAGGGATTCCAAAAATCATTGCTTTTCGTATTTCCTCAAGAGTAGCTGGCTCACCCTGCTCTTGCTTCTCTGCCTTGGGTTGTGGGTGAAAGTCGCTATGCTCTTTCATGGCCTCTCGGCTGAAAAAGCATGACGTAAACTCTTGCTCTTGCTTGGATTGTAAATATTGACAAACACAATTCCATTTTCCACATAAGTTACATGGCATTGCTTACTCCTTTATGCCGTGGGCGGCTTCAATGTCGTTGATTACAAGAATAATCCTGTCTTGCACAGGATAATCTTTACAAATATCTTTAAACGCCCTCCTAGCAATACTTTTCTTTTGCTCATTTGTTAGCGGCTTGCGGGGTTGTGGGTGGGTGTAGAGAGGTTTGCATGACCAACCTTCAAGCAACTTACCTTCTGGGTTGTCATACCAAATATCGTCTTCTTCGCCATTAGAGTCAATGGTCATCCACGCCACAGGCTCTTGCTTCTCTGCCTTGGTGGGTTGTGCAAGATATAAAGGAACTCGACCCTCTCCAGGTCTCTTGTAAATTGTTCCGCAACCTACGGAATCAAAATGTCTTCTCACTTCATCAATTTTTACCCAGCCTTCTACTGCGTTCCAGTATTCAAAAGGCTCATTTTGCTCTGCCTCTGCAATGGCTTGAAGCGCTTCCTTTGCGGCTTGGATTGCGACAGTAGTTGTATGGATTGGCCGTGTCTGTTCAACGTGATATTCCATCATGCTGATGCAGTCTTCAATCAGTTGTTTCATTTTTTCAATGCTCATCATCTTCTCCCCAAGGGTGGTTCACGGCATCAGCATATAAAGCCAAGCAACCACCAACAATAAAAATGACAACGATGCCGCCAACAACAATGTCAATCCAATCAGTCATTTTGTAACTCCTGAATAATTCGTTTACGCCAGCCGCTTGCTTTGTTTTCAATCAAACGGTATTTGTAGCAACCATTGCCAATGTATTCTTTGTCAATTTCGTGGCTACCAAATCGAGATTTACGCAAATGCCGCAATTGTGCGCTGATGCTTGCTGGCGGGTCGTTTGTAATGTCGGCAATGTCTGCAAGTGTGTACCAACCACCATCCTGAATTGCATTCCACACACGCAGCAATTGACCTGTCAAACGCGCATCATCACGCGATGGCACATAATCATCACCATCAAACCTCAATTCTAAATTTGTCATAAAGTACCTTTTAAAAGAAGTTCAAGCAAAGCCACCACAACCATTGCGGCGGCAAGCAACTCAAAATCATTCATTGATTTGTTCGCCTTTTTCCATTGCCTCCGCAATTCGTCTTGCAGCATCGGCAATTTTTTCAGGCTCAATATTTACGCCAAACGGGATGCTTGACAGAATGGCATGAGCAGCCAGCGCATAGTACATTTTGAATGTTTCAGACATGGTTGTTTCCTTAAAACGGGATTTCAGAATCGTTAAAGTCATCTTTTGGCAAACCTTCGTAAGTCGGTTTTTGTGGGCGTGGCTCATTCAAAAAAGCCCAACCAGCCCAACCTCCCTCCATTAACGGCAGGTTGTCGATTTTCAGCATCAAACCATTTTTTGTGTCAATGACAGAGCCAATGCGTTGGTAGCGGTTTTTGGTTTTACCTTCTTTTTGGTAAGTGCCAACAACCGTGCTGACCTCATAAACTGTTTTGGACATTTTTTACTTTCAAGTGTGAATCAGGGTTTTCAAAGTTGCAATGCGTTGTTCTAGTTCGGTTAAAAACAAATGCACTTCATTTTCTAAGTTGGCAATGTATTTGTCGTCACGCTCAATGCGAGTAATAAACAACTGCAAACCTTCGGGCGCTCGTGGGTCAAAACTTACAAAGTCATTCCACAAACGATTGGCGCAAGCCATTTGCCACTGGACTTGCGGCATATATTTGGTCGGCATCTTGCCAGCCAACAAAGTATCAAAATGCGTTGCGGTGTTTGGGCATTTGATCTCGACCATTCCATCATCACTCACCAACCCGTCTGGCGAGGCAGCGCACATTGGCAAAAATGGGTGGTCAATGATTCCTACCTCATCAACCAAAACATTCTTGCTTGCTTCATAAGCAGCACGGGCATACGGCTCGGTTTCTGTACCCCAATCCATCGCAGCATTGCTGAATGATTCTTGTTTTTTGCCTGTCAATCGTTCGCAAATCAATTGCGTCATGTAGTTTTCACGGCTGGTTGAATACCCTGATTTGGTTTTGGCGATAACGTCAGCCACTTTGCTGGCGGTCACTTTGCCCAATCGGGCTTCAAACCATGCGTCTGTGCGTTGCTCCATTACAAACTCGCTTTCTTTGCGTCTTTAGCTGCAATCATTTTTTTCTGCCAATGTTTATCCATGCCACAGGCTTTGTAAGCCTCAAGATAAACCTTTTTGAGTTGATCTTCATCTGTTGCGTCTTGAATGGCAATCAAGTGGTCAGCCATTACATTAATGTCAACGCTTGCAACTTCATGCGTTGTTTCGTCAGCGTCTGGTGTGCCTTCAATTGGAATAGCAAACGCTTGAAAACAAGCGTATTTGTACGCAGCAGACATGGCTTTGTTGGTTGCCTTGTCGCCACTATCCATTGCCTCGCCAAACGTTTTTACTGTGTGTTTAGACCCGTCTTCAACGGCAACAAAATCAAATTCAACTTCAACGGTCACATAAAACAATGTGCCACCTGATTTGCTTTGGCGCTCTAAGCAATCGCGTTTTAAAACTCGCGGCAAAATACACAAACCATTTGATGCCAACAAAGGCGCAATGGCTTGATACACATCGTCAATGCCTCGAAATTTGTATCCGCTGCCTTGACTGTTTGTGCGAGTTTTGCCAATACCAACAACAGACAGCGCACCTTGCACTTTGTTGATTGATTCATAAACTTTCATCTTCAAGTTTCCTTTCGTTTTGTGCAATTAAGCGAAAAATTACATTGTGTTCTTTGGTAGACAACAAATGGTCGATGGTTTCACGGTCGCCATTAACAGACACAGCTACAACTTCGTAATCTAAGCCCTCGTCTGTGAATTCGTATTCAATGAACAAATCTCGCTCACCGAGAATTTCATCCATTGACATTGGGTATTCAAATGTTTCAAAACTAATCATTTGACGCACCACAACATATGAACGAGAAAACCAGCGGCAAACGCCAACGTGATGTACACCCAAAATTCAGCATTTGAAGCTGGTTCGTCTTTGAATACAGGTGTTTGATATTCAAGCTGGTTGTTGTGCTTGACGGTGTTGGGAAACGCCTCGTCAAGTGTGCGTGGGTACTGTCGAGTTGTTGGGTTGAGGTCTTGCATAATGTGCTCCTTAAAAGACCGCAGATGTTGCGGCATGAATAGAAGTGTACAGCAAAATTTACAGATAACGCAACAATTTGCAAAATATTTTCATTGTGTTGTATTTTTGTCAATTTACCTATACAATTCGCTCATGACAAAAGAAGATGCTATCAAACGTGCAGGCTCACCTAGTGAGCTTGCTAGGCTGCTTGGATGCTCTAGGCAAGCTGTAAACAACTGGGTCAAACTACCTATGGGTAGGCTATGGCAGTTAATGGTCTTGCGACCTGATTGGTTCAAATGAAATTTGCTTTAATGGCATTGATGGCTGTATTGGCAATGGAAGGCAAACCAGAATGGATGCTTTTCGTGATCTTTTTTTTGGCATACTTGAAAACTTGAGGTATGATTGTTTGAAAGACGCTTGGCGGCGTTTCGTAGTGGGGTTACACATGGAATCTGCTGGTACTACGCCAGTCCGCCAACATTCGCAAGAATGAGATTCCAGGTGTAGCCCCTTTTTTTTGGGTTGAAAATGAAAATTAAAAATTGGTCAAAGTTTCAGCATTTCAAAGATAGGAAACCACCTTGGGTCAAGTTGTATCGTGACGTTTTAGACGACATGGAATGGTATGAGTTAGACCCACTTGCTTGCAAAGTACTTGTGATGTGCTGGTTAATTGCTAGTGAAGATGAGGGTAGGCTGCCAACATCAAAAAATCTTGCATTTCGTTTAAGAATGACAGAAAAGCAAACTATTGATTGCTTAAACAAGTTGTCTCATTGGCTGGAACAAGATGATATCAATGTGATATCACAGCAATATCAAATTGATAGTCTAGAGACAGAGAGAGAGACAGAGAGAGAGACAGAGAGAGAGACAGAGAGAGAGACAGAGACAGAGACAAAGAAAGCAACTAGCGTTGCTTGCCCACCAGATGTTTCAAAACAAGTTTGGGATGATTGGCTACAACTTCGTAAAACAAAAAAAGCATCTGTGACAAACACGGTTGTAAGCGGAGCAAGAAAAGAATCTGAAAAGTTGGGTTGGTCACTTGAGCAATTTTTGGTTGAATGGTGTACTCGTGGAAGTCAAGGGTTAAAAGCTGAATGGATTAGCAAAGACAATCCGATGAGCAAAACTGGTCAAACAAATCAAACGGTAATGTCTGGATTAACTCGTGGTTTAGTCGGAGGTGGGAATGTACGCTTACTCGGAAACTGATTTTTGTGATGCTGAAAGTGGGCTTGACTACATTTTTGGTTATATGGGCGCAATTTACGGTGCATCATTTAACCGACATTGGGAAGGCATGGATTTGGGTTTGGTCAGGCAAGTTTGGCGTGAAAACCTTGGTCGGTTTCTTACATACAAGCCAAGCCTTGATTTTGCTTTGCGTAAATTGAATTCAGATTACCCACCATCGGCGCTTAAATTTCGTGATTTGTGCAATGCTGGTCCAGAAATTCCAATCAAACCTTTGCAATTGGTCACACATCAAAAAACAGAGCGTGAATTGGCTGAAATTGAACGTCAAAAACAGATTGCTTTAAAAAGATTAGAAGAATTAAAAAACGAGATGAAAGGCAAGGTGGTATGAATGAGTTGGTTAATCAGTCAAGCCTTAATGAACTCGCTTTGTTTGCAGGAGCAGGCGGCGGAATACTTGGTGGAAAACTTCTCGGATGGCGAACAGTCTGCGCCGTTGAATGGGAAGCCTATCCAGCAAGCGTACTGTGCGCCCGACAAAATGACGGTATTCTCCCGCCTTTCCCGATTTGGGATGACATTCAAACCTTTGACGGAAGACCGTGGCGAGGAATTGTGCAAGTTGTATCAGGAGGCTTTCCTTGTCAAGACATATCAGCCGCTGGAAAAGGCGCAGGAATTGACGGAGAGCGAAGCGGAATGTGGCGAGAAATGGCGCGGGTGGTTAGCGAAGTACGACCCAGATACGTCTTTGTGGAGAACAGCCCAATGCTCGTTACTCGAGGACTTGAACGAGTCATTGGAGACCTTACCGCGCTCGGGTATGACGCGAAGTGGACTGTTATGGGAGCTGCCGATGTTGGAGCAAACCATCAAAGGGACAGAATCTGGATTGTTGGAAAAATGGGCAACGCCAACCACAATGGACAAATTGCCACCCAAATCTCAACAAGCATTGTTGAAAGAAGCAACACAAGCCAGATCTGGGCGCAGCAAACCAGCGAATTTGCGCGACCAAGTGAGCAATATGCAGAATTGGCCTACACCGACAGCGCACATGGCAAAAGAAACCAATGCGCCAAGCGAACACAATCGAAACACACCAACATTGACAGCCCAAGTGAATTGGGCAACTCCAACAGTTTGCGGAAATTACAACAGGAAGGGACTAAGCAAGACAAGTGGAGATGGTCTTGCAACTCAAGTTGGTGGCAAGTTGAACCCAACGTGGGTAGAGTGGCTGATGGGGTGGCCTCTAGAGTGGACAGACTTAAAGCCATTGGAAACGGTCAAGTACCCTTATGCGCCGCAACAGCATGGAGAATCTTAAGTGAATAAACAAGAAGCACACCAAATTCTTGACAAAGTGAAAAATGGAATCTGGCAACCCCAAGAGCAAATCACAATTGCACTCATCCTTACAGGCGATATACGATCAACAAGTAATCCATTACGCAAAGATGGCGATGTGTCCTGCTACGTTAGATCACGCACGTTATATGGTGAAGCAGCTTATGAACGAGCCTTCGGGAATGTTCAAGAATTTGGGCGCAGACGTGAAAGCGAAGATTGATGAAAACAAATCCAGAGGCGTTGAAACAAGCAATTCGGATACTGACCAGCATTGAGGGTTTAAACGTCACGCAAACTTTGGCAATTTTTCAAGTTGTTGACCTTTTGGACAACCACATGGAACAACAAGACAAAAATGATGACACTAATCATCATCCAAATTGGGATGAAATTTTGAAAGAAGATGAAGATGAGACGAGCAGCCCGAATTGATGCCAATCAACAACAAATTGTGTCAGCACTACGGGCGGCTGGCGCATACGTTTGGGTTATTGGTTTACCTGTCGATTTGCTTGTTGGATACCGAAACCACACATGGTTGATGGAAATTAAGACAAATGAAAGGAAAAAATTGACAAAGTTGCAGCAAGAATTTTTTGAACATTGGATTGGCGGCACATTGTGTCGAGTTGACAACGCAGAAGCAGCCCTAAGAGCAATCGGGGCAACAAGGACAAATGATGAGCGCTCATGAAGCAATTGATTACATTTTAAAAAACCGCAAAGAATTTGCAGCCGCAAAAGCAAAACGCTGCCACCTCGAAGAATTTAGAAAGTCCAAGAAGGCTTTACTGATGACAGAAGCCCTTAAAACAGGCATAGAGGCGGCAAACGCACAAGAGCGATACGCATATAGCCACCCAGACTATCAAGCCCTTTTAGAGGGTTTGGCTGCGGCTATTGAAATCGAAGAATTCCTCAAGTGGGGAATGGAAGCTGCAAGGATGCGGGTTGATGTTTGGCGATCAGAAGAAGCCAGCAATCGTATGACGGATAAAGCAACACAATGAACACGAAAAAACACGCAATACACACAGTCGAATCTTTGTTGGCTAGAACAATTGAATTCGGTGATTGTTTGGAGTGGCAAGGATACTTTGCAAACGGAACACCTTATGTCAGCAACAACGGAAAGATGACCAGCGTTAGAAGATTGTTTTCTGGTTTGTTGGGCAAAGATTTTGTGGCAGGTGGGTTTATCGTGCCAAAGTGCGACAACCACCGATGTATCAATCCAGACCATGCTATGCGTTTAAGTCGCGCCAAAATGTCATCACGCAATGGCAAACGTGCGGTTCAAAGCATTGCAAAAAGGCTTAAGATTCAAAAGTTTAAGCAACAAACCGAAGGTAAATTGTCATGGGACAAAGTGGATGAGATACGAGCCACCGATGTGCCTTCTCGGGTTTTGGCTGAAAAATTTGGCGTAGACAAGTCGTTGATTTGCAGGGTACGCACTGGACAAGCTTGGAAACGGATAGAAAACAACATTTTTGCGGGGTTGCTATGACACTAGACGAGATCAGGAGCATGAATTGAGAAAACGATGCCGAAGGAAGATTTGGTCAACCGAAATTAACCCAATCGCACACGCAATCGCTGGCGCAAGCATCACAGACAAACAAAGTTTGGACAAATTGCGTTTAGGTGAATTGTCTGCGCTGGAATCAATGCGTATGGGGCAAGGCACATTGGAAGATTGGCGAATGCTTGCCGATATGATGAACATTTGCGAGACATTTGGAAACAGCGGCATTGGCGCAGAAGCATTGCCAGATTGCCAAAAAGCGCAAGATAGCTTGTACAAAGCCGCAAAACGATATGAAACAACCAAACGCATGGGATTAGATGGTGCTGGCATACAAGCGTTGCGTGATGTGCATGAATGGCACGACTTGCAAAGAAACAGCGTGGCAAGGTCAATTTACGAGAAAATGATTAAAAAAACAGTTAATAGGCTGCTTTCTCGTGCTGGTGAAGTGGTTGTAATATGAAAATCCCCAAACATCAGTACATCCGAAGCCCACAATTGTTGAGAGCAGCAGGTAAGATTGAATGCCAGCATTGCGGAATTGACGATGGCACGGTGGTAGCAGCACACACAAATTGGGGTGGCGGCAAGGGTAGAAGTATCAAAGCTGACGACAATTTAATTGCCAGCCTGTGTTCAAACTGCCATTTCCAAATAGACCAAGGTTGGGTCATGTCACGGATGCAACGCAAAGTGATGTGGATTGTGGCTCATTACAAAACGGTGCGAAAATTGGTCATGCAAGGTTTATGGCCTGAAATTGTGCCGATACCACACAATCCAGAATTTGACGAAATCCTGAAAGACGCTCATGTCACTCACTAAAAAACCCGATGGCTGGTATTTCAACACCAATGGACCACACAAAACAGTCAACGAAGCGCTGAAAGCCGTGCAAGGCACAAGCGCAGTTGCCGTTGAAAAAAAACAAGGCAAATTGACGTTTGCGCTTGACTATCACAAGACCTATTCAGCCGACCCAAAGTTTTGGAACGTGTTTATTCAACTTGTTTGGCTGCGTAAAGACAAAGTTTATTGCGTCAGCCATGCCACAGATCAAAAAGAGATTGACGACCTAATGGATTCAATCGGCAAAATCATTGGCAAAGACATGGTGATTCTGACCAATGGACAAGCCAAGAAACCGTACTGCGACAAACACGGCATTGACATTGACATTTGGATTGACAACAACCCGCTGCACATCATTGAATCACCACCACAATAATGCCAAGCGTACCCACTCAAACCAAATGCTCAACGCTTGGTTGCAAGAACGAGCGCAGCAAAAAGAATAGTTTTTGTTTAGAACACGGTGGGTACGATGTTTATAAAGGCAAGAAGTCAGACAAACGCGCAGACTTTAACGCCATGTACGACAAGATAGGTTGGAAACGCATAAGAGCAGCGCAACTATCACGACAGCCGCTGTGCCAAGCCTGTCTCATGGATAAAAGATTTGTTGCTGCCTCGGTCGTAGACCATTTGTTCAGTTGGTCGCACATAGGCAAAGAAGCGTTTTATAACAACATCTTCCAAAGCCTATGCGCTAGCCACCACAGCGACAAGACAAACCTAGAGCATCAGGGCATATATCGGCGCTATCACAACGGCGCACACACCGACTATGCCCTCCATGCGTATCAGTACCTAGTCACAGCAACCCAAGGCTACATAGGGCAAGACGGGCAAGCATAAGACAGGAAAACAGGCTAGAAAC